AAACAATCATTGTTTCTCGATAATCGATTGAATATCAATGATTTAGGCCCTTGTAAACAATGTAAACAATAATTTAGGAGGAAAACCTGAATAGGAAATATGAGGAAAATTATGACCAATTTAGGAAATGAAAAATCACAAAATAGAGTGCACAGAAACATTGTTTACATTGTTTCTCGGGAGGAGAATTGGGGACCTAATCAATTGAATATCAATCACTTAGGTGAGAAACAATAAGAAATTTTATTGTTTACTGCTGGTCAAATATTGTTTATTATGGAAAAAACTGAGAAATTGGGGCTACCCCCAACTGGGAAACTTGGAGTGTTCCGGCGATGGCTGGGGATCTATTCAAAAGAGGAGCGGGAGGTCCTGGACTACGCCCGCAAATTGAAAAAGACAACCATGCAAATAGCACGGGGTCAGCTGACTCTGTTATCCCGTCCGGAATGGATGCGGCACGAGGACTGGGTTGAGGTCCGCAAACTACAAAACAAATTAAAAAGGAGGCGTAGAAAATGATTGCAATTTATCTGTTGGCCATCATCGGTCTGTTCGCTGTTATTGGGGGAATTCGTCAATGGTGGATCGGCCCCAAACGGAAGTTGAACAGATCCATCAAACAGATGGAGAGAGCGGAGAGACGGATTCAAAAATTCAAAAAGAAGTCGTAGGCGAGTAGAATTGGTCCAGTAGAATTGGTGCCAAATTGGTCCAGTAGAATCGGTGCCAAATTGGGCCTTCTCCAGACCCACAAATACTGGACGGCACTCGCGCATACGAAACTAAAAATTTTCAAGAATGAAAGCAAAACACTTTAAGCAGCTCGGGAAAAACTGGGCTTTGTACTCGGAGATTAATACCAAGTACTGTAGTTGGACCCTCTCCATCGCCACGGTCCACGAAGGTATGATTTGGCCGAACGGTATTTCGGTCAAGTTCCTGTGGTTCGGTGTGACCCTCATTCGCGTAAGCGAATAAATAAAGATCCCCGGGGCCAAACGCTCCGGGGATTGTTGTGCAGAAATAAATTTTTAATTTGTATAAGGTTTGATTATATTTGAGGCATGGCACGAAGCACATATAAAATGAGTCCGCTCGCCTATATGGAGGAGGGACAGAAAAGGCGAGACGCCGGGGAATTTGTAAAGCCCACCGATGCGGAGGAGCTTTATTTTGCATTCATCGAGTACTGCAAATTCATGCAGGATAACTATTTCTCCCAGTCTCACAAGAATAAGAATGGCGAAGACTGCAGCGTCTACATTTCCCGCCCGATGACCATCGAATCATTTAGGCTGTTCGCTGGCATCAATCCTGTTGAGTACGAGGAGCTCACGGGAGACCCGGTAGCAGCTGCAATTGGTGGCACCATCGAGGACGCCATCAATTCCCAGCAGATTGAGGGAGCACTGGTTGGCAAGTACGCTGCCAGCCTCATCCAGGTACTTCAAGGACGCAAGACCAATGTCAACCTGACGGGAGGCATTACTCTCGAACAGATAACAGGAATGGAGGTAAAATAAAATGGGACGCCGGCTTCAATTTGACACCAAAGGCAACGAGAAGCAGAAGGAAGTGGCTCGGTTATGGCTTGATGACTCGGTCACTGACATTCTGTATGCTGGCACGAAAGGTGCTGGCAAATCCTACCTCGGGTGTTCCTTGATAGCCGGCGATGCCCTCACCTACCCAGAGACATTTTATTTTATTGCGCGTAAGACGGCTGCCGACCTGGTCCGGTACACAATCCCCTCCATCTACGAGGTATTCGCTCATTGGGGCATCACGGAGAACTACTACCACTTTAATGGTCAATATAATTTCTTCGAGTTGTACAACAAAAGCCGCATCTACCTGATCGACGCCAAGTATAACCCCAGTGACCCCATGTACGAGAGGTTCGGTTCCATGCAGATGACTCGGGGATGGATTGAGGAGGGTGGCGAGTTTATCCGCGAGGCGAAGACCAACCTCCAGGCTTCCATCGGTCGATGGAAGAATGACGTCTACAAGCTGGCTCCCAAACTCCTCATCACCTGCAACCCGTCCAACAATTTCCTCTACACGGACTACTACAAGCCATGGAAGGAGAACAAGCTGCCTCCTTGGCGTCGGTTCGTCAAAGCTCTGCCTCAGGACAACAAGACTCTCCCAGACACGTATATCGAAGGACTTCTCCGTAACCTGACCCAGTCGCAGATCGAGCGATTGGTCTTTGGCAACTGGGAGTATGACGATGATCCGAATTGGCTGGTCGACTATGACGCAGTGTGCGACATGTTCAGCAATGAGTTCGTACTCCCGACGGGCAATCGGTTCATTAGCACTGACCTTGCCGGGAAAGGTCGAGACAGTTGGGTGGTTGGAACCTGGGACGGCATGGTCTGTCGGATCCCCATCGCCAAAGGCTTCTCGGAAGGCAAGGAGATGGAGGAGAAGATCGCCAAATTGGCCACCGGTCTGAAAGTCCCCCGGTCCAGCATCGTCTCTGACGCTGACGGACTTGGGTTCTACTTGGAGAGCTACCTGAAAGGCATCCGGGAGTTTCACGGAGGACAGTCAGCCATTGACTCCAAGACGTACAACAACATCAAGTCGGAGTGCGCATTCAAGTTGGCGGAGCTCATCAACAAGCGCCAGATCCGCATAATCTGCTCTCCCGAGGTCCAGGAGAAGATCAAGCAGGAGATGACGGTCCTCAAGTCCAAGAACACGAACTCCGCTGAGCAGAAGCGAGAGCTCATCTCTAAGGACACCATGAAACAGCTCCTCGGTAGGTCACCGGACTTCCTGGACATGCTCATCATGCGAATGATATTCGAGATCAAGCCGAAGGCGACTGGCATGAAGTCCGCCAAAATAATAATCCCCACAAAACGATGATACTGGACATCATAACCCTCATCCGCGACATGGTCAAGATGGTCAATCCTCTGGCCGTTTTTGAGTGTGACCAGGCTCGAATGCTGAACGTCAAAGTGGACACGATGGAGAGGTTCGTGACAGACTCGGACGGCAATCGGACCTCGTCCGACTTCGTCTATGTTGAGGAGCCCACCACTGGCTACTATGATATTCCTTACAGAGGGCACCAGAAGCAAAGGACCATCATGCAGATATACTTCTGCAAATTCGAGCCGATGGCCAACGATGCCTACAAAGGCGACACGAAGTTCAGCCAGAACTCGCCCACCATCGGACGACTGGAGTTGAAGAATCAAATTGAGGAACAGATGGTTCGGCCATTCTTGTATCTCTTGAAGACTTCGGAATTGGGACTCAGACATCCGGAAATATTCAACGCCATTAGGATTCTGTATCCGTCTCCTCGGTTCGACGCCAACGAGGTCAGCGTAGGACTGGAGCTAACAGTAACGCAAGAATGGTGTCTCGATGCGTATAAGCCCATTCCCCCTGTTCCACCCGAGCCTAAACCTGTCAGACTGGTAGACATCATCCATGAAGGGTTTAACATGCGGGGTATTACGATAACCTTTGAAAATACTGAATCAAAACCCGTTGACAAGTCTGTAGGCACCGAATCCATAATCACTAACTCTGTTCCGGTTAACCTGGTCATGGCATTGTACTTGTATGGAACCATATCATGCGGAAGGCCCACAACCCCAGCATATTCAGGGGGAAAATGGAAGCTCAAAGAGTATACATTCCCGGACACAGAAGACTTAATTGTAACTAAAATCAATGTGAAACCGGAGGGGGAATTCCCCAACGTTTGGACCTTCCGAGACATTTATACAATGGTATGATACAGCGAATCGACATACAAGGCGGTCAGATGACGTTCGGCCAACGCATAGAGCTTGGCCGGATCATCACTGAAAAGGAGTTGACTGACATTGACAAGATGAAGGAAGGCATGCAATGTCTCGGCGTCAAATGGAGTCTCAGGAACACCTCCGAAATTGTCGAGTACTGGTATGAGGTTCTTCTGGGCATTAAATACTGGATCGAACGGGAACAGACTGAGCTCAAGTACGAGCCCAGTGCTGAGGAGAAGGCAGCCGGAATTGCCCAATTCTCCATGGTGGTTGGCGAGATGGCTACCATCACTGCACTGGCCAAGGACTACTCGAAGGACCCGGACGAGATCCTGGAGTGGAAATACGGAAAGGTATACAACCTCCTTTTCACCAACTTGCAGAGTCACCTCTTCCGGGAGCGATTGAACAAGGAACTGGAGCGTAAGGCTCAGCAGAAAGCCAATGCTCGCAAACCCAGAAACAAATGGCGGTAGGACTGGAACAGATATTGGCTGAGGGACTCACTCAGATGCGGGACGAGATCATCCGGGCATCACAGGACGCCGGGCAGGAAGCTTCGGGCAGAACCTATGCTCAGATAACGGTCCAGACGGGACGGGAAGGTGAAACAGTTTGGGGGACGATAGAAGCCCCGAACTACTTCTACACTCTCATCCGGGGACGAGGTCCTGGCAAGATCCCCGCCAACTTGGGACAGATCATCATGGAGTGGGCAAAGCTCAAAGGAATCACCTTCTCGAACCCGAAGGACCTGGTCCGATTCGGAAATGCCACTGCATGGAATATAAAACGGGAAGGCTCGGAGCTTTATCGCAATCACATTTACGTTGACCTGGTCGACACTCCCGCCGATAACTTCGAGGAGTACTTGGCTCAGCACTTAGACCGGGCAATGGAGGTTCTCATAGAAGAGACTTTCGTCCCCGACAACAATATGAACCACGGATATATAATATAACGCGATATGGCAATTACCAATCAACCGGCTGAGGATTCTTTATACTCAGCATATTCGCAAATACCAGTCGAGACTGACGACTTAACATCTGGGCTCGAGATAAAGACTCAGAATTTCAGTGAGCCCAACATGATCTCGCTGAATATTCTCAACAATAAACAGACAGAGGTGTTCGACAACTCTGGCGGCACGAATCGAAACTGGTTCAGAGCGTTCGTAATACCCCGGAGGATGGTAGCTGGGGAGTGGTATGCTTTTCGGGTTGGTCGTGTCACAGTGAACATAGCAACAACACTGACAGTTGCATTGTACCAAGGCAATACAGAAGGTCGCTGGGTAGTTAAAGTTGCTACAACCGAACTTGCGATTACTTCCCCCATGACATGGCGTGTCCAAGTCCCGACTACCGAGAACGTCCGACATCCCAATACAGTACTGATCATCTATGCCGGGAAACAAGGAGAAACAGCTGGAGTGAAGGTCACACTGAACGACATGTCTTTGGCATACGGCCAGAACTTTATCGACTATAACCCCAGTCCAGTTAAAGCAGCGAACTCACTAACTGAAAGCATCGACATCCACAGAGACTCGGGATTCGGGACGACGAAGAAATACGACCTCAGTTTCTTGGCTAAAGCTGGATTCCGGGATCTTAACAGGACATACCCGTATGTTAACTCGCGCATAGGTTTTGGCATTGACTATAACCTCATATCGGCATACGCATACAGAGGCATCGGCGAACAAAACTTCAATGTCCGGTATGCCTCCCGGGGAGTTTGTCCCCGAGGCTACAGCGTTGACTTCTCCGAAAGGTCCGTAGGATTTGTGTTGACGGACCGGGTTCCTGCCGGGGACGGACAACTATATGTTAAGAAGTATTTTGGATACCCTAACTTCCTAACCCTGTTTGCTAAGGGGTCGAGGTCAGTAAACATGCAATCAGCCATGGAAGTGAATGTTATGTATACGGGGAACACATTCCTCGAGAAAATGGAGATCTCCCCCAGGATTAACATCCCGCTTGTCCTCGAGTTCGATGAAGAATTGGCAGATGGGGCTGACTACGTTATTGTCAGAAATCGCAATTTGCCCTTGAACTCCGACAAATGGCATATACGTTACGTCGATACAGAGGTACCTTGCAACCCATTCTACATTCGCTGGATAAACCAGAAAGGCGGATGGGACACTTACATGTTTGAGCAACACAAGAAGTATACGCAGGAGGTTGACCGGGGGGACCAATACGTATTAGCGAATTCCAGAGACCCCTATGCCTCACAGACGAGAGGCGAGTTAGCTCCGGAGTTTAAGAACATAGTCCAAGCAGGAGCAGAACAGCCTGATGAGAACGACTTCAACTTGCTCAAAGGAATTGCTCTCTCACCTCTTGTTCAAAGGTACAACTACTCAGTCGGGGCATGGCAACGAGTCCTAGTAAATGACACGGACCTAACCTGGGACACAAAAGCCCCGCGGAACACTGTTAGCTACGAGTTCCAGCTTATTGACGAACAAACTCAGTGGTAATATGAACTACGAACTACTCATGAAAGGCATTGACGGCGAGGTCTGGTCACTGGACCTCCCGCTGGATGCTCCTGCGATGAATTACCAGATCAACAACCTGGCTGAGCTGAAAGACAGGAATGCCTCGTACTCCCAGCGGATCAGTCTGCCCAGGACGACCCATAACGAGCAAGCATTCCAATTCAGTTTTGTAGTTGGCTCAGGTTCGTATGTGCCATACATGAAGTTTCCTTGCCAACTATTCTATGAGGGAGCACTCATATCCCCGGCTGGAGCAGTATTGAACATCGTAGACGTATCAGATACATCGATCGGGGTCCAGATCCTCGGGGCAACTGCTGACTTGTTCGACACCCTCAACAACACTGACGCGAAGGATCCCGGAACTGGCATGTTCCTCCTCAAGTGGTACACGGACACAGTGGGACAGGCCGAGCGATACCTCTCCGGCCCCGAGGAATCTAAAGTCCTGTATTTTTGGCTATATGCAACTCTCCAGAAGAATCCGAACGTCCCTCCGATCTCCATGGAGGCAATCAGGCAAGTCCGGGAGTTGGACAAGTTCTATCCCCATCTTAACTGGTATGACCTCGTAACGTGGATCTTCGATCGAGCAGGCTACAGTCTCGAGACTGACGTGGATTCAGTTGACCGGAGTGAAATGTTTTTGCCTTGCACTTACCCCGTTTTGGCAGACAACCCCAATGCTCCGAAAGCATCCGGGACTGGCTGGATCCAGGATCCCCCGATTGGCACTACGGTAGGGGTGATATGGCAAGGATACCCGGGAGTAACTCTCAGTGACCCGGTCGCTGGACGCTTGATGATGGGCACCGTATCCGGAACATTCAGCTGGATGACTTTGTGGGACACGACCATCACGTTCAGTTTCTCATGGTCCAATATTTCTGCCATCCGGAATGGTTCTGTGGCAGTCCAAGTTACCCATTACAAGAACGACGGGACCAGTGCTATAGTGTTGACCAGATCCTGGTCGTCGGGGTCTTCTGGCAGCGCTTCGGTCGACATCCCGATGGAGGCAGGAGAGCACATCCTTGTGTCCGGATCTCTCAAAACAGTCAATCCCTCTGCCAATCAGTATGACATGAGGTTCCCGGTCAGCATTACTGCTCCTCCCGTGCCGGAAACTTCGCCGGGGGATAAGCCCCAGCCCGGGCTAACCTATGACCTCCTGGCCTCGACTGGATTTAAGAGCTTGGGAGACATAGTCAAAGCTTTCTTCCAGTTGTTCGGGCTAATCATCGACGTGAATCCCGCCACCAAAGTAGCAAGAGCATACTCGGTTCAGGAGTTCTACAACAGACGAAGCTCGTCCGGGAAGAATTGGTCTGACAAGCTGATAAAAGGTAAGGACACAAAACTTACCTTCCAGTTGTCCAGTTATGCCCAGTCCAACGAGATAAAGCTGGAGGACAACAAGGACAACAATGTTACTGACTCGTACAAGTTCAGCATCCCGGACGTCAACCTCCAGCCCACCAAACTCCTGTTCCAAATTGGATTCTTGGCAGGACTCAACCAAACTCTCTATGATGCGGACAGTACGAACAAGTTACACACACTTGCTAACTATCCCATATGGACCATCAATAGAGGCCGGAAGGAGAACGGGGAAATGACCGAGACAACTTGGGAGTACAATGCTCTCAGTAAGCCGATGGTCGTCCATATCAATAAGTCTGACTATATGTGGCCCCAGGTAAGTGTAGGCTACACACTTACCCGGGTAAGACTGTACACGGCGTATTTCAAAAATTTGAATTACTACGTTCCGAAGTACTACGACAAGCTCATCAACAATATACTCAAAAGACCGAAGATCATACAGACCCAAATTCTTCTGGACTCGCTCGACATTCAAAGTATGGACTTGTTCAACCCGGTATGGCTGGAGGAGCATGGGTTCTGGTTCTACGTTTCGAAAATAAACAACTTCCAAGCTGGAAAGATAACCAAAGTAGACCTAATACGAATGTGATATGGCCGAAGAACAGAAAAATACAATTTACAACGTCCGTGTAACAGCTGAGGATGCCCTCAAGACGTTAGCCGAATTGAAACTCCGGTCCCAGGAGTTGAGAGATCAGCAGAAGGCTCTCGGCAAAGTAACTGAGGAGAATGCTCAAGAATACTATGCGCTTGACAACCAGATCAAGGCAATCAACAGCGAGGCGAACAAGTACCAGAAGCAAATCCAGAACAACATTAAGCTCCAGAACCAACAGGAGGCAAGTTTAGCAAAACTTAGAACCCAGCTGGCTTTGGACAATGCCGAGTTTGCAGAGCTGGGCAACTCAATGCAGGACGCGGCTCGTAAAGCCGAGCTCGGCAAGCGCATTGCAGAAACCACCGAGGAGCTCAAAGCTCAGGAGGAGGCACTCGGGGACTATCGCCGGTCAGTTGGTAACTACGAGAAGGCAACGGAGAACCTCAAGCAGGAACTCTCCGACCTTACCCAGACACTCATCCAGATGGCTCAGTCCGGGGATACGAGTTCTGAGACGTTCAAGGAGATGATTAAACGAGCCGGTGAACTGAAAGGAGCTGAGAACCTGGTCAATACAGCTATATCCAACGTTGGTAAAGGAACTGAAACCATACAGGCAGTTACCAGCGCCACGTCAGCTTTGACTTCCGTATGGGGCCTTTGGACCACAGCCACTCAGGTACTGGGGAGCGAGAACGAGGAGCTCAATGCTACCATGACGAAGATGATAACCATCATCACGGCTCTTTCCTCTTTGTCTTCTCTCCAAGCAGCTCTCTCCAAGACCGAAGCCACTTATCGAGCTGCATCTAACTTGGTTCAGCTGGTTGGCATCAACCAGACTCTCGCCGAGACGAAAGCGATAGCTGCTAAAAATGCCGTACAAGGAACTGGCAACATTCTCACCAAAGCAGCAGCAGCTGCCACATGGCTTTGGAACGCGGCTTTGGCTGCCAATCCCGTTGTATTGGTGGCAGCGGCAGTGGGCGGATTGGTGGCTGGAGTGGTTGCTCTTACGAACGCATTTAACAGTAACACGGAAGCTCAAGAGAGAGCAACCCGGGCAATGGAAGCATACAATCGAGCTGCCGAAGCCTCCACATACGTACTGGACCAGATCGAGACCAAGCGGAACACTCTGTCAAAAGCCGAGGAGATCCGGGGTAAACGAGAAATCGAAAACCTCAAAGCCAATCATGCCACGTCAGAACAGATTGCCGAAGCTCAGCTCAAAACAGCCAACAAGCTCCGCGAGATTGAGATGAGTGCAGCTCGTCAAAGACAGATGGCTGCAATGGATGAGTTCGACTCCTTGAAGAAGGTGATTGCAGCCAAGGAGGAGGAGCTCAACACGTGGTCAGGAAGCTTGGACAAATACAAGGAGGCCAAAAAAGAACTCGACGACTTGAAAGGCCGATACCAAGAACTGTTCCGGACTATCGAGAATGAAGGAGCTGCAGTTGCTAACTTGGCTCTCGAGACTGCAATAGCCAATCGGGAGGCTCAGCAGTCCATTGCCGATAAGGCTCTGGAGGTTGCTTTGAAGAACTCGGAAGCCATGCAGAAGATCCGGGAAGATGATCTCAGGTTCCAAACAACATTCCAATCTACGAGTATCGCCATCCGGATGGAGTATGAAAGGAAACTCTACAAGGCAGCTCAGGATGGAGCCCGGGAACGTCTCGCTCTCCAGAAAGCTCACGGCAAAATCACTAACAAGGAGTATCAGACGGCTCTGAATGCCATGGCTCGGTCCGATAAGCAGTTCTACGAGAATCAAGCCAAACAGCTTAATGACTACCTTGCCGGAGTGAGATCCAACATTCTGGCTGTAGCTTCCGGAGGCACAGTCGACATGCAGATTGCCCAGGTTACTCAGAAGTACCAGGATGCCATGAAGGAGCTGGCCAATATTCAACCTCCCCAGTTCATAAGAGGTATGAGCGAGGAGGAATACCAGAAGGAGTATGCAGCTTATGAGCAGTTCTTGGTCAACCGAGCCGAGCTCGAGAAACAGATTCAGCAAAACCTCCAGGATGAAATTAAAAAGATCCGGGAGGACGCTACCAAACAGCAACTCGACAGATTCAACCAGGTTCTCAGTGAACAGTATGCCGAGGACCTCTCCAAAGCAGCTGACAATGAAAGGAAGAAACTGGAACTGGAGAATGAGATGCTCCAGAAGCAAATCGAAGCCAGGAAAGCTGCCGGGGAGAAAACCTATGAGCAGGAGGCCCAGCTCCGAGCTAACAATCTTCGTCTCCAGCAAATGGACCTCAACAAGGAACTCGCTCAAGCCGAGTTGAATCACAAGTCCAAGTATGAGATCCGGAAAAGGTATCTGGAGGCTGAGTTGGCAGCAGCTCAAGGCAATGAGGATGCCATTGCTCAGATCCAACTCGAGATGGCCGAGAACGAGGAGTCTCTATGGGAGGAGCGAATCGAGAAACTCCAGGAGTATGCCGAAATAGCATCCGGCTTTGCTAATGCTTTCAATGACTTGGCCAGTGCTCTCGGGGAGCGCCGGGCTCAGGAGGTAGAAGAACAATACAGCCGGGAGGAGCAGGCATTGGCAAACATGTACGCTAATGGCCAAATCACAGAGGCCCAGTATAACGAGAAGAAAATCAAGATGGAGAAGCAGAAGGAGAAAGAACTTGCCAAAATCGAACGGGAGCAAGCTATCCGGGAGAGAGCAATGGGCTCCTTCGAGATTGGCATTAATACTGCCATCTCCATCATGGCATCGGCTAAAATGGGATTCCCTTTGGCTATCCCGTTCATTGCAGCAGCTGCGGCTTTGGGAGCAGTCCAGATGGCAGCTCTTTGGGCAGCTCCTCTGCCGAAAGCCGCAAGAGGTAAATATATTGAGGGACCCAGCCATGCTGCTGGAGGAGTGCACATTGAGGCGGAGGGAGGCGAGACCATCATTAACAAGAAGTCGAGCCGAATGTTCCTTCCTCTCCTGTCTGCCATAAACGAACTCGGTGGCGGAGTACCGTTCACTAAAGTTGGGTCGGACGGAGGATATGCTCTCAGGTCATTTGCTGAGACGCCGGAACCCATGAATCGGCTTGACATGGAGAGGGCAATTCAGAAAGCATTTGGACAGGTGAGAGTGATTGCTACAATCGAAGACATCCGGAGAGAAGACGCTAACTACGTGCAGATTCAGGACCGGGCTAATTTTTAAATAGTCCAGCACAAATAGTATTTCAATATCTATTAGGAATAATTATATTTGTATCGAAATAATTTGGCACATGATATTTATCAACTTAAAAGGCGCAATTGACTCCGAAGAGAATCGGGTCATGATGGAGCTTTGGGGTGGGACCTCAGAGATCTGCTCCGTGGAGACCTTCCGCCGGGTACTTGATGAACACCCCGACGAACAGGAGGTGTGCATCAACATTGACTGTGACGGGGGCTCGGTTGAGGAGGGCTTCAAGATTTACGACCTTCTTCGCATGAGCGGGAGGACTATATACACAAATATTGTCGGGGGATGCCACTCGATGGCAGTGTGCATCCTGTTGGCAGCTCCGGCAGAGAACCGGTCGGCAAACAGGAATTGCCGGGCACTCATCCACCGGGTATACATGCCTGTCGGGGATTGGCTCACTTCCGACGATGCTCGCAGCATTGCCGAGGAGCTTGCTCTGGAGGAGGAGGCTATTCTTGACGTGTATGTCGAGAGAACAGGTCAGGACCGGGAACGGCTCCGCAATGTCATGCATGAGGAACGCATCCATGATGCCAAATCACTTCTTGACTTGGGATTCATTTCCAAAATCAATTCATACAACACAAACCAAATTTTTAATGCTATGGCAAAAAACGAAAAAAGCGCTTATGAAAAATTCATGAGCAAGGTCAAGGCATTCCGGAATGGCAAGAAAGGCGCTCCCGCCAACTTCGACTATCTGGATGCTGAGGGTCAGGTCGTTCTCCAGACCGTAGGTGAAGAGGACAATCTGGCAGAAGGTGTAGAGGCAACTCTCGCCAACGGCGAGACGTCGGGCACTGTCGTTCTGGAAGACGGTCGGGTGGTTACTGTCGAGGACAACATCGTCACCAGCATCGAGATGGAGAACACCGAGTCTCTTGAGGACCGCGTTGCAGAACTGGAGGCGATGCTCGACGAGGCAACGAACCTCATCGAGGAGCAGGAGAACGAACTCCGCAACCTCCGTGGTAGCAACTACCGCCCGAAGAACCGCAAGACGGTTCTGCCCGGAGGCAAGAAGCCCGAACCCTCGGCAGCTGAACTCAAGAACGAAGCTCGTGAGAAGCTCCAGAAGGTCAACGCTGCCAAAAAGATCCTCAAGTAGTCAAACTCAAAAACTTTAAGAACTATGACAGGTAAAAACGGCGGATTCCTCGACATGGAAAAGTTCACTTTTTGTGGACGTGTCATTCAGGCAATCTCGGAGATGATTATGGAGGACACCATTCAGGGTCCTGACATCAACTCCATTCACACAGTCTTCCCCGACATCACCACTAACACAGAGGTGGGTTACATCGGTGAGGGTGGCATGGTCGGCGTGGTCAACACCGGGTGTAACCCGACTCCTCAATCTTGGCAAGCCAACACTCGCGAGCTGAAGTGGGAACCTGGCACCTGGGAGATCCTCCTGGCCCAGTGTTACACTGACCTCCAACAGTCGGCAACTATTTACTCTCTCCGCACCGGCGTCGATATTCCGGATTTCACGGACACCGACTACATGAACATCGTCATCGAAGTTCTGGAGCGCTCCATTATGGACTTCTGGTACCGCCTGTTCTGGTTCAACGACAAAAAAGCCAAGAACGTTACCGAAAGCGGTATCATTACGGATGGGCTCGACCTGAAATTCTTCACCATCATCGACGGTTTCTGGAAACAGATTACCACACAGGTTACAGCCAATCCGTCCCAGCGCGGAGCAACAATTACGGAAAATGTCGGGGAATCTTACGCAGCTCAGAAGCTTACTCCGGACAAGGCCAAGGAGTACATCCAGTCGGTCGTGTTCAGTGCCCCGCTTCTGCTCCGTCAGCAGTCTGACAAATTCATTCTCGTTACCCAGTCGGTCTACGATGCTTATCAGCAGTCTCTTATGGACGCTTGCTGCCTCGAGTCGGCTCGCTTGGCTCTGCTGAATGGCATGGAGGCTCTCAGCTTCAATGGCATCCCGGTCATCGCAATGCCCATCTGGGACAAGATCATCGCTACGTCGGAAGACACTGGCAAGAAGCTCAACAGCCCCCATCGAATCCTCTTCACCTCGAAGAGCGTCCTCGGCGTAGGTGTTGACGCAATCGACAGCTTCGAAAAGATGCGGATCTGGTACGAGTACAAGGACCGCATGGTCTACGTAGAACTGATGGGTCGGGCGGATGCCAAGCTCACTAACCCGGATCTGTTCTCGGTAGGTATCTAATCCTCAAAAATCTAAGAAAATGGCAGGACTTGATTGTTCTAAAATCAAAACAGGATTCATCAACCAGGTGTGTGGTAAGCCGGCAATCGCCGGCACCACCGCCAGGGTGATTCTCCTCAGCTACTCGGACGTCGACAAATCGAAGTCTGTTGTAACTGACAACGTTATCTCTTCGCTCATCCTCAAGGCCGGTGCCACTGGTTACGAAGTCGACTCGCTGCCCAACGCAACAGTTGGCTCGGACACCATCAATGCTGGCACGTATCTCAAGACCCACCAGCACAACGTGGTCGTCCGAATCTTCAAGAAGTCGGAAGCAGCCAAGAAGTTCGTAAACGGCCTGACCAATGCCCGCGTCATCGCTATCGTCGAGAACAACGACACCGGAGACAACGGGGACACCAAGTACGAGGTGTATGGCTGGGACTCGGGACTGGAGCTCACTGAAATCACGGTTACGACCGAGATGACCGACGGCGTCGCATATCAGGTAACTCTGGCCAACGGCACCATCGCTCAGGAAGGTTCGCTCCCGATGAGCCTCTTCAACACGGACGAGAAGACCACCGACCTCATGGTAGGCGGGCTTCTGGCTGGCGGAACGAAGTGTACTGTACCGGCTATTCTCCGATTCTGTCCGAGTGGAGGTCAGGCTAAAATTGGTAACGACGTGCCACTCACTCTGCAGAGGTCCTCGTGTACCAACCTTTCCGGAACGGTTACCATGCCTCCTGCGCCAACTTCCACCAAGCCGGCGGAGGCATTCCCCGGGTGCGGTCTTCCTTCAAATTACGTATTCCTGAACGCCGCTGGCCAAGCAGTTGCAAATCCTCCCGCTCTTCAATACACGAAGGGCTCGGCTGGAACTGCAACAACTTGGGGAGCAAGTATCGCTGACACAGACATCCGTAAGGACTATGTCAACGGGGAATACGTAATCATTCTCACCACATACGCCGGAGTACATAAACAGTAACGGCTATGGCTGACATGCTCGAAAGACTGAGAGCTTACCAATCCAAGTATGGGTCCCTGAGAGGCGAAGCCTATCGGGCCCATACATTGGAATTGGAAAAGAACCCCGCTCTCCATCGAGAAGTAGATGAACTTTCTCGGTACTTTTTGAATAAGTCAGTTTCCCGATGCGGCTTCTGCCTGATCGAAGCCGACTTAGCATTAAGACGAATAACAGAACAACAAATGAAAAACGTAGCACACCCCGATTACGAACTCCGAGCAGGTACTCTGCTCCACGACCCAATCAACAAAGAGTTCAGCAAGATCCTCACTCCGAGAAACATCACGGAGGAGCTTTGCTTGTACCACATCGCATTCAACAAGGATGCTCTTTCGTACTTCACCCGGGTCCCCGAAGATCTGAACGACCGGCTGGAGAAGTTCATGGCACGTTACGGCAAGGAAATGCCGGACAAGGACGTGGAAATCAAGAAGCGTCAGGCTCAGGTTCTGAGCAAGCAGATCGATTCCGTCAAAGCCGAACTCGAAGAGCTGAACAAGAAACAAATCGAGCTGAACGCCAAGCTCGATGAGTACTCCAAAGCCATGGAGGCAATCCATGCCATTCTCGACTCGGCATCCGCCGAGGAGAAGCCCGAGGAGAAGCCCGAGGAGAAGCCCGAGGAGAAGACCGAGGAGAAGACCGAGGAGAAGACCGAGGAGAAGACCGAGGAGAAGACCGAGGAGAAGCACGCCGACATCGACACCGAGGTGAAGGAGTTCATCGACGCCGGGATGGATCTGGAAGCCATCAAAGAAGCCTATGCAGACTCGCAAATGTCTGCCGGGGAGATCGAAGAGGCTTACAACCGGATAGTCAATCCCGTTTCAGAGGCTCCCAAGAAGGGAGCCAAAAAAGGAGGGTCCAAATAGGACTGGTAATAGGACGGGGTCGCTTCCCGTCCCTCCTACTATTAAAATTACGCCAGCATGAAAGTTGCACAGATCAAATCAGCTCCTCAGTTCGAATCCCGGGACTGGAGACAATATGGCATCCAAACATACGGGGATACCAACGACTTTCCCCAGACAGTCAGCGAGATTGTTCAGGCTTCAAAGACCGGCAATGCCTGCTTGAGCATATACAATGACTTCGTATACGGTCACGGGTTCAAAGATCCGGGTATCTACAAATTGCGGGTCAACAAAGAAGGGGAGAAGCTCGACAAGATCCTCCGCATGGTCTGCAAAGACTTTACGTTATGGCATGGGTTCGCCATCCATGTTAACTACAATATGAACTTCCGCGTCAGCTCTATCCACCACATTCCGTTCGAGTCACTCCGACTTGCTAAGGCAGACGACGATGGATTCATTGGCCGGACGGCATATCACCCCGACTGGGGTCACCGAGACAAGACGAGGTCCCGGTGGTCCCCGTCCGACATTGAGTGGTTTCACCTCTTCAACCCGGATCCGGAGGTTATCCTGAACCAGGTAGAAGAAGCTGGCGGATGGGACAACTATAATGGCCAGATCCTCTACTTTTCGGGGGACTCCGAAGGCAGTCCCTCTTATCCGGTCCCCATCTTCATCGCTGAGATGACAGACATGAGAACTGAGGAAGCACTTGCCAACGTAGCCGGCCGAAACGCATGCTCCAACTTCTTGTCAGCTGGAATCTTGGTAGACATCAAGGACGAGACTCAAGACCAGTCCCAAGTCAATGAGACGCAGAAAGAGCTCAACAAATTTCAGGGAGACGAGAACACCTCTCAACTGTGGTACATTCAGTGTAAGTCCAAAGACGAGGTGCCCCAGTTCATAAGATTCTCGGGGGAGAACTACGACAAAGCATTCGAAGTAACGCAGAGAGTCATCCCGGAGAACATTGGCCAATCCTTCAAGCAACCCCCCATTCTCCGAGCTGTTGACGTGGGGGCTAACTTTGGGGCTGATCTCATGACCAATGCCTACAAGTACTACAACTCTGTTACAGTACGGGAGCGTCAGCAGCTGGAGGAGACTTTCGTATCGATTTTTGAGTACTGGTGGGCTCCTTTGGAAAATCCCGACTTCGCTATTCAGTCTCTTACCTATAATGCCGGTGAGTCCATAGCAGACAGAGTCGGAAAGGAGAACATGACACAGATCCTGGAGATCATCCGGGACCAGGCTCTCTCTACTATCCAGAAGAGGAATATGCTCAAGCTCATTTACGGTCTTTACGATGAGGAGATTATAAAACTCATGCCCGATGATACTCAACTCTAACGACCTTCGGAATGTTCGGCCGATAGCCGAGAACATCAACGATCCGGCCAGACTGGAGCCATACATCCGGGAGGCTGAGACCCTCAGATTGGTGGATGCCATAGGAGCCAACCTCTACAGATGGCTCGACGAGACAGACTTTTCTGGCCCCGGACCTTTCCAATACGGGGACGTAACCATTACAAAAGATCAGTACACCGCCGCCATGGAAGGCGGGTATTATGATGGTGGCTGTTCCGGGGATGGTCGAAGCGAAGGACTCAAGATCGCCATTGCATACATTGCGTATTCCCGATTCATCGTCAACAATCCAATCAATCCCACTGCCTTCGGGGTGAGGTACAAAGATGGCGAATTCAGCACTCGAGTAGAAGACAACATCATCATCCGTAGCTCGAACGAAGCACGGAACATCGGGGAAGCCTACCTCGAGAAGGCTATAAATCACCTTAAAGCTCTGCGGTTACTGACTCCATGTACTGAATACAAGGAGTCCCCGTCTCGTAAAATGATTATAGGACGTAATAAATTATAAGTTTAACAGATATGGAGGAGGAAGTCATGAGAGCGGGAAAATGGATATGCGGGAGCATTGTAGGGTTTTGGGGGCTTTTAGCTCCGATCCAGGTCCTTATCCTCTGTGTCTGTATTGCCATTATCGTCGACTTCATAACTGGAAATATTGCTGACTACAAGCGCCACAAACGAGCCCATCAAAAATATGTGTTCAAAAGCGAGAAAATGTGGAACACGTGTTGGAAGTTGGGGCTCAGCATTATCGGTATTGGCATGGCCTATATGCTTGACGTGCATGTCCTCCCGAACTTGGGGGGTCTCAACCTTGCCAACTTCTTCGCTGCCTTCATCGTCGGAACCGAGTTCTGGAGCTTTCTTGAAAACTCCGCAATCATTTCGGATCACCCCATATTCCGGGCTCTCCGGTCATACATGGAGGGATCGGTCAGCAAGAAAACTCAAATAGATTTTGAATGCCATGAAGACAAGTAAGTATTTTAAGCCCGAAGAATTCGAGCGATGCAATCCGTCTTGCTCCATCGAAGACATGGACCAGGACTTCCTCGATCTACTGGATGACCTCCGCGAAAAGGCAGGCATCCCCCTCGTCCTCAATTGCGCTTATCGTTCCAAAGAACACGATAAGGCCAAAGGACGGTCAGGTAACAGTGCTCACACCGAAGGTTTGGCAGTGGACATCCGGTGTGCCTCGGGCCCCAATCGGATGAAGATCCTCCAGGCAGCCATTGCATTGCGGATCCGGAGGATAGGCATCGACGGGAATTTTATCCACGTAGATGCTTCTAAAACCCTCCCGCAGGACACGGTATGGACTTACTAAAGAGAGTACTCTGCACAATAGTTCTTGTAGGTATAGGCTTTATAATCGGGCGTAAAACAGTCGAGAAAAAGACCGTTATAAAGTACGTCGATTTACCCCCAATTCAGGGGGAGGTCAAAGTCCCGGATTTGGTTCCAAAATGGGAGGGTTTTAGGAATCCAATCAAATTGATATATATCTATAAGGGCCAGGAGGAAAAGGTTCCCCAAACACCCCCAGAAATCACAAATGGAGGGGGTTTTGGGGAGGACCAAAAGGAGGTGGATACTCTGGAGAGCGTAAAAAGGACAATATTGGACTGGAATACGACCAGGAAATACGCTGGAACATTCTTCAAAGATCCCAAAATTGGCCAATTTGACTGGGAGGCTACAGTCCAATACAACACTCTCCAGCATCTTACGTACAAGTATATCCCCGTCCGAGAACAGATCAAAGAAACGAGGTCCCAGAAATGGTCCCCCTTTCTGAGAGCTTCGGCTAACTCATTCGGGCAGGTTGGGGCTGGGGGAGGCATATATTACAGGAATTTCGGAGTAGATATATCCTATATGCGGGACTTCGAGCTGACCCGATCGGGGTATGAGGTCGGCTTTAGCTGGAAATTTTAGGAAACTACTCCGTCCCGGGCTTAGGGAAGTCCGGGTTTTTTGTGTCCACAAGCCGGGGATATTGGCCCCCGTGGCAGGGACCAGCAGTAAACAATGAGAAACAATAATAAACAATCATTGTTTCTCGATAATCGATTGAATATCAATGATTTAGGCCCTTGTAAACAATGTAAACA